GCTAAAGATACTTATTTAGAATCCACAGAGATAGAGTTTAACAGCGAGGGAGAAAAGCCATTAGGCTATGTCTCTCTTACATTTTTAACAAACTACTATGTCAAGGAAAACGCTCCTGACGTAGCAGTTTAAAGGAGACAATTATGAGAATGATTAGTCCAGACGGAAAAGTTTCTATAGATGCTCACCCTTCTAAGGTTGAGTCATTATTGAATAAGGGTTGGAAAGAAGAAGCAGCCCCATCGAAAGATAAACCTAAATCTTCTTCTAAAGAAAAGTCGAAAGACGAGGTAGAAAATGGCAACACATAAAGGAAGTGAGGGAACTGTAAAAGTTGGCTCAAATGCTGTAGCTGAAATAAGGTCTTACTCAATCGAAGAATCTGCTGATACTTTAGAAGATACTTCAATGGGTGATTCTGCTAGAACTTATAAACCATCATTAACAAACTTCTCAGGAAGTTTGGATGTTTTTTGGGATGAAACTGATGCATCGGGTCAAGGTGCTTTAAGCATTGGATCAGAAGTAACTTTAAATTTCTATCCTGAAGGTGATACTTCTGGTGATACTTATTACTCTGGTTCAGCCATTGTAACTGGCGTTTCAAGAACTGCATCATTTGATGGATTAGTTGAAGCTAGTATTTCAGTTCAAGGCAATGGTGCTCTAACAGAAAGCACTGTATAAAAATGTCAGCAATAGATAACGCAAAGAAGCATTTTGATAGCATAGAAACAAGAATTATAGAAGTCCCTGAATGGGGTGATGATGAAGATAATCCATTAAAGATTTATTGTAGACCCATAACTCTTTCAGAGACTTCTAAGTTCATGAAAATGGCTCAAGATGATGACGTTCAGCTTTTGGCTTATGTTTTAATTTACAAAGCATTAGATGAGGCTGGCGAAAAGTTATTTACTATCGCTGATAAGAAAACCTTATTGGAGAGGGTAGACAGGGACGTATTAATTAGAGTTTCTAGTGAAATGATGAATAATATTTCACAGGAAGAAATTAAAAAAAAGTAATAGAGGATAAGCAGCTATACACAAAGTATGCTCTAGCTGAAAAGCTAAATAAAACTTTGGCAGAAATTGAAGAGATTACTGTTGAGGAATTTCAGGGCTGGTTGGCTTATCTTGAAATAAAGGAAGAAAACAATGGCACTGCCTAAAGCATTTAAATATCAGATAGAGTTATTAGCTAATAATAAATCTGCTGCTGCTTTAAATAAATTTAAAAAAGACATTGGCGGTGTTAATAGCGTTGTTAGTCAATTGGGACAAACTTTAGCTGCTGCTTTTTCTGTAAGAGAATTAGTTGAGGCTGCTAACGTCATGATTGGCGTTAAAAATAGAATGGATGCTTTTACTGGTAGTGCAGAAGAAACTGCCATCGCTATGAATCACATGAGAAGAATAGCATTAGAATCAAGGTCTGATTTTGATGCTGTAGCCATGTTGTTTACTAGGTTGTCTTTAGCTACAGAGCATCTTGGGGCGACTCAAAAAGATGTTGCTGATGCTACACAAATGGTAGCCAATACCTTTATTATCGCTGGCTCTCATGCTCAAGAAGCAAACAACTCTGCCAGACAGTTAGCACAGGGTCTTGCTTCAGGGGCTCTAAGAGGAGATGAGCTTAGGTCGGTTATGGAGAACAACACCATTCTAACCAAGATGTTAGCCGAAGGTCTTAACATGACTGTTGGTGAACTTAGAGAGTTTGGTCATGCTGGCAAATTAACAGCAGAAACTGTAATGCCAATTCTTATTGCTGGAATTGATGAGACCAATAGATTAATTAAAGATATGCCCATGACGTTAGGGCAAGCTGGTGTAGCTTTAAGAAATAATTTCCAATTTATGATTGGAGACATACAAGAATCAACCCAAGGATTTTCAAAACTTGCTAATGGAATTAATTTTGTTGCACAAAATTTAGATGCCTTATTAATACCAGCCATAGCTGGTGTTACGATGGCTGTAAAAGCCTTGACTGTAGCAATAATAGCAAATCCACTTGGTTTACTATTAAGCGGTTTTACAGCGTTAGTAATGGCAGCATATGTATTTAGGCAAGAAATTTATAATGATTTTAAAGAAGTTTTTGATGTAACAATACCTAACTTTATTGACAAGGGCTTGATAACTTTAGAAAAATTTAAACAAAGTATGCATGGGCTTGTTTCTTTAAGTGCAATAAAAGCAATAAAAAAAGGCTTAAATTCTGTTATAACATTATTTAATAATGCTATAGACAAGATGCCAAACCTTTCTGAAAGACTTGGTTTTGGCAAAATAGAATTGTTTGATATTAGCACCATCGAAGAAGATATTGATAATTCTGTTAAAAAAATTGCAGAAATTAAAAAAAGAATTAGAGATAGAGTTGTTTCAGATGATGATTATGAAGTTCCTAGCATTATGGATTTTATATTTGGAAAGCCTGAAGATCAAAAGGGTAAAGATGGAACTGGGTTTGAACAATTAACAGCATTAGAACAATTTTTAATAAGTGCTGAGAAAGGTTACAAAGATTTCTTTACAAACATAAAAACCATGCAGGAAGAAATGCAGGGTGTATTTCAAAAGTCGTATGATGGTTTAACTCAATTAACCATGGATTTCTTAGAAAAAGGAAAGGCGTCATTCAAAGATTATGCGACTGCTGTAGTAAGAGAATTAATAAGAATTGCAGTACAGAAATTAATTATAGATAAAATGTTTGCATCAATAGGCAAAAGTTTTGGCAATATAAAAAGCCTGATGGAATATAATAAATTAACTGACAACGACACTCTTTTTGATTTTGATGGCGGTGGATTCACTGGCAAAGGAATTCGAGCGGGTGGAATGGATGGCAAGGGTGGTTTTATGGCTATGGTTCATCCAAATGAAACAGTTATAGATCATACTAAAGGTCAATCAATGGGTGCAGCACCCACAGTCAACTTCAACATATCAACAGTTGATGCTGCTGGCTTTGATCAATTATTAGCATCAAGAAAAGGATTGATAACATCAATCATAAACAACGCCATGAATAATCAAGGCAAGATGGGGGTTGTGTAAATGTCTGGTCAATTTCCAACAGACCCTAACTTTAGAACTTTAAATTTTAAAGATAACAGACCAACGCTTTTGAACCAGACTTTATCTGGTAAAAAACAAGTAAGACAAATAGGCTCACAATATTTTTCTTTTACAGTGGGGATGCCACCTTTACAACAAGAAAAAGCACAGGAGATATTTGCATTTTTACAAAAGCAAAAAGGTTCTTTTGAGGACTTTACTATTCAAGCACCATTAGACAATTTAGGTGCAAGCAAATTAGAAACAGATATAGTTGTTAATGGAGCTCATACCTCTGGCGATAACACAATAGCAATGGATGGTTTTTCACAAACCACAGGAGCATTAAAGGCTGGAGATTATATTAAGTTTGCCAATCATTCTAAGGTGTACATGGTATCTGAAGATGCTGATGCATCAGGTGGAGCAGCAACAGTAACCATATCTCCAAATTTAGTAGCATCTCTTGCAGATAATGAAGCTGTTACTGTAAATAAACCTAGCTTTACTGTATATCTTGAAAACAATGAAATCATGTATTCAACAGATGCTAGTGGTTTTTACAGCATTTCATTTGACGTTAGAGGTTATTACCTAATGCCTAGAAGTCTATCTGCTGCTTTACAAACACAAGTATCATCCACAGCCACTAAGACAGCTTTTCTGGTTGAGTTAAATCTATCATCAACCATTAGGCTCACTGATTGGTATTCTGATGTAACTTATGATTCTAATTCTTATGAAGCTGGTGGTTCTTTTCTTACAGTTGACTCAATCATTGAAACAGGTCAACTAGAGGTAAATGAATTAACGCTTGGATTTTCAAACATTACAGATCAGGTTAGATCATTGGTACAAGATGGTTCTTTTACAGATAAAGAAGTAGAAATATATTTAGCTTATTTTAACTCAGATGAAACAATTGTTGGTGCTATTAATTATTTTACTGGTCAAATAAGAAGCGTATCAATACAAGAAACAATAGATAGCTCAACCCTATCTTTAATAGCATCTTCTCATTGGGCTAATTGGAATTTAACAAAGGGCAGGCATTATTCAGACGAATCACAACAATCTTTTAGCTCTGGTGATAGAGGAATGGAATTTGCAACACAGACCAAAGAAGATGTTAGGTGGGGAATGTAATGAGTTTTTGGTCAGCAGTTGGTAAATTTTTTCTTGATGTTGGAAAAGCTGTTGTTGCTTATGCGAAAGCCAATCCATTTACATTCACGATGCAAGCAGCAACACTTGCTGTTGGCGTTAAAGGTTATTTACAAGCAAGGCAAATGCTTGCAAAGGGTCAAGATATACTTGCTAACAAAACTTCTGCTGGTGGAAAAATACCAGTTATTTATGGAACAAGAAGGGTTGGTGCTCAGATTATCTATATGGATGTTAGTGATAATGATTCAAGAGATTTATATGTTGTTTATGCTCTTTCGGTTGGTGAATGTGATGAAATTTTAGGCAGAACAATTGAGCTAGATGGCAACCCATTAACTGATTCTGCAAGATTTAGAGATGGTGGTTACATTGGCTCAGACAAAATATCTTCAGGCTCAGGATCATTAAATACAGTTTCACAAAATGGAACAGGTATAGATGCTGGTGCTGGTGGATTTGGCACAGACCCAACAGCAAGATATAGATATGTTTTTAATTTACATCATGGAGCTGCATCACAAACAGCAGACCCCATGCTTGTTGCATCTATGCCTAATTGGACTTCAGCACATAGACTGGATGGAGTTTGTTACATAGCAGCACACTATGGCTATGATAAAGAGGGAATGTGGCGTGGAATACCACAATTAACAGTTCAGGTTAGAGGTAAGAAGGTTTTTGATCCTAGAGATAATACTCAAACATTTGGCACTGTTTCTACTTATAAATATTCAGACAATCCAGCTTTATGTTTTTTAGATTATATCACTGACAATGAAGTGGGTAAGGGTTTGACTGAATCTCAAATTAATATGCCTACCTTTAGCTCTGCTGCTAATGTTTGTGATACTTTGGTTGATCAACCATATTTTAATGGCTCTGCTGTAAATACAACATTTAGTGCAACCTCTGGAAATGATTTTCTTTCAATAGATGGAACATTTGCAAATCAAAATTGGTGGCAAAACAAAATCGGAGAAACATTAAGTATTTATGATGCTAATGGTGATGGTGTAATCACAGAAGCAGAGATTAAAGATGTTCACAGAAATGAATTTTTTAATGAAGATGCAGAATATTTGGTTTACATCAATGATCTTTTTACCTCAACATATACAGAAGAAGCAGGTTCTTCTTTAGCAAAAGTTAAAAGATTTCATTGCAATGGTTACTTAGATACAAATAAGAATGTAATGGAAAATGCTAAAGAGTTGCTTGCTAATATGCGAGGTATCTTTCTTTATGTAAATGGCAAGTATGAGCTATCTATTGAAGATACAGGCTCATCTACTTTTAGTATTACCGATGATCACATTATTTCTGATTCTGGCATATCAGTTGATTATGGGAATAAAGACAAGAAGGCAAATAAGGTTATTGTTGAATTCTTCAACGCTAACAAAAAATATGAGCTAGACACAGCCACAGTTTTACATGATGCAACCCCCAATTATACATCTGATGATGGTGGTGAAGTCTTAGAGGTAAAAGCAGAGTTTCCTTATGTTTCTGATCCTTATATTGCCTATAACATGGCAAAGGCTATTTTAACCAGAAGCAGGAATCAAACCTCATTTAGATTTGTTGGAACTCCTGAGATGTATAAGCTTAACGTGGGAGACATTGTTGATGTAACTTATGTTGGTTTAGGTTTTAATGGAAAGATTTGCAGGGTGGAAGCCTTAGAGCTTGAGCCAAATGGTTTGGTTGCAGTTAGTCTAATAGAATACTTTGATGTTTATACATGGGAAGTTCCACCACAAGAACCAGTAGAAGAACTATCTAATCTGCCTTCAGCTTATGCTGTAAAAGCACCCACAGGCTTATCTTTTACTGATACTGATTCTAGCCCCACAAACAGACCTTTTCTTTCTTGGGATGAGCCTACAGACTTTCCAGACCATCAATACAGGGTCAATATAGTAGATAGCTCAAGCAATGAGCTTATGAATAAAATTGTTGATACTGAGTTTTGCGATCTTAACTTTTTACCAGTGGGTTCAAATTATGTTGCCAGCGTTAGTTCAATCAACACTCTTGGGGTTGAATCATCACCAGCTACATTAACTTTTAGCGTTGGAGATGAGCCAGTTGTTAGTGTTGATTTAAGAGATGGTGCAGTTTTGACAGCCAAGCTTGCAGATAATGCTGTAACTACAAACAAACTTCTTAACAATGCTGTAAGCTCGGTTAAAATAGCAGATGATGCAGTAACAAATGCAAAGCTGGCAGTTGATGCAATTCAGGGCGATGTTATTGCAGCAGGTGCAATTACTGAAAATAAGTTAGCAACAAACGCTGTAACAGCAGATAAGATTGCAGCAAATTCTATTACTTCTGCAAAAATTGTTGCTAATACAATCACTGCATCAGAGATCGCATCTAACACAATTACAGCGACACAAATTGCAGCAAATACAATTACAAGTGCTGAAATTTTAGCTGGTACAATTGTTGCTTCAGACATTCAATCTGGAACTCTTACATCAGCATCAGGCGTTTTTGGAGCTATTTCTGCTAATGACATTACCACTGGAACTTTAAATGCAAGCAATGTAGATGTAACAAATTTAACAGCAGATAATATTACTGTTGGTACTTTAAGTGCACTTAGACTTAATTTAGACGGAAGCACACTAACTGGCTCTGCAAGTGGTTTAAAAATCTCTAGTAATGGTGTAAGCATAGCTGAGATTGGAACAAGGGCTGTTGGTGCTATGGTCGTTAATGGTGCGTCTGGAACTAGTTCTTTTGGAGATGGTAGATTTTCAGACAATTTTAACAATATTATTACAGCAACATTTACAACAGCAGAAGCAGGGGATTATCAAGTTGTTGCTAATTGTATGGTTGGTGGTGTTTTTAATTCTTTAACTCAACTAGAGTCAAGAATTATTATTGGATCAACTGTTATTGCAGACTATAGTTCGCCAGTTGGGGCTAATGCTATTCAGCCAATTATTTTGGGTGGAAAGGTAAGTTTATCTGCCAATACTTCTTATACTGTTGCTATGCAAGGACAAGTTATACAAGACAACACAACCCCTGATATAGGTGGTTTTAGCACAAGAATATCAGCCTTAAAATTAAATAAACAATAATGACTACTATATACGCTCCAACACCAGAAAATCCTTTAACAACAACACAGAAGATAAGGAACAAAAGATTATATTTATTACAGGATTGTGATTGGACTGTAGTTGCTGATAGCCCATTATCCGATGCAAAAAAAGCAGAATGGTCTACATATAGACAAGCATTAAGAGACCTGCCATCACAATACACAGATTCTGATAATTTTGATGATGTAGTGTTTCCAACTCAACCAGATTAAATATACAATAGGACAGAGGTAAATCAATGGCACAACACGATTATAATTTAGCTAACCAAAGTGGAGCTGACTTCAGGGCTGATTTAAACAATGCTCTAGCAGCCATAGCCACAGTTAATTCAGGGGCTACCGAGCCCTCAACTACTTTTGCTCATCAGTTATGGGTAGATACA